CAGAGCACCTGGGACGTCCAGTCGACATTCGGAGCCGCGTTGTCCATCCCGCCAACTCGTTTCACGCGCTGCGGCGCCGTCAGCTGAGCCCGTCTACGAGTCGAACGGGGCGGTCCGCTCGGTAACAGTAACCGGCGTAGTTTTGGGTTACAATGGCTGCCATTTGTCCGAAAATCATGCCAGTGTGACTCTCCCTTGGGCGGTCTGAAATGGATTTGGTGATAGGATATGCGGTAATTGTCTGCTATTCGCCCTTGTTATCCTTATCAGGCTGCTTGCCCGTCGAGCACCGCGCAAACGAAACAAATGACCTCAATTCCTCGCTGCCATTGCTGGCACCCCGCGCCGAAGATCGCGGAACAATATATAGCTCTGATTTCACGCTTCGGAGCAAACGACAATATGAACGCGTGGGCTACCGATTACGTCCGCCACCACGCCGGACGATTGAGATGGGATGTCGATTTCCTAACGGAAAACTTCAAGTTCTCGACCTGCCTTAATATTGGCGGCGCGCCTTACTTATTCGAACATTTGCTCACCGAGGCGTGTCGTGATGTCCGGATTACAAGCATAGATTTGGATGTCAGTCGATTTCCATTCGCTTCCGATGTATTGTGCATAAAAATCGTGCAAGCCGACATCGAGAAAGTCGTGCCCTCATCCGAAACCTTCGATTGCATAGCCCTCTGCGAGATATTCGAACATTTGCGGATCGATATCATCGGCACAATGCGACGCATCGCAATGCTTTCGGCTGATGACGGGATCCTATATCTAACGATGCCTAACGGCTTGGGCCTCGCCGCGCTCCGACGCATTTTCGATGGTCGCAGCGGTCCTGATGTTATCGGAGAGTGGCAGAAACTTTCATCTATCGGTCATATGGGCCATGTACGGGAGTATTCCGCAAGCGAGATTTGCGCGGTTCTCGAATTTGTTGGCTTCCGCGTCGAACGGCTCTTATCGCGACGACTTGCCGTTCACGCGCGATCTTTGAAAGGGCATTTACGAGAATTTGCCACGAGCACTCTAGTGCGGATCACACCTTGGCTTGGAGATGAGATTGTCATCGTGGCTCGCAAGGAGCCATCTCGCGCCCCTGGTAACGTCGCGGTCGCGAGGTGAACTCGGCCGTCGGGCGGACGCTGCACTACACACGGGGTCCGTGTCCGCTCGACGCCTGGCCATACTGACGCTTTTAAATTCGGTGAAACACTGACATTTGTATTTTGCGTGAACAAGTTGTTGAAGGAATATTAGTCAAGACGCCAATGTTCTCGAGCGCAAAAACTGGACGTTGAAACCCGCGGCGCAGCGCCCTCAACCCCTCAACCGCGTGATCGATAGAAGCTTGCTTGTTGATCGCTACGCTAGTCGCCGTTGCGCCGTCGCTGCTCTTGCAAAGCGGGTAAATTGCGCCAACCAACCTGCCTCTCGGGATAAGAAATCGGGAACGCTTCACCACATCTACGGCTCGCGAGTAGTGGTGGAGGGACCTGCCGTAATACGGCCGGTCTCCGAATGATCTACGAGCAGCGATGTCTAACTAACTATGCCTGAGCCAACTTGCGGGAGTTGGGCCTGACCCAACCCAACTTCCGCGGATGGACCTGACTGCACTCACCATGAGCACAAAAGGTTGGCGCTCTGCTCGAGAACGCGGCCGTCGTTCAGCGTTACCGTCGCGGTCAAGACATACCATGATCCGAGTGCCGAAGTTGGGAACCCGCCGACCTCGGCGAGCGAAAATTGTCCTGTGAGGGGTTGCGGCGGCAATCCCGGCAGGCAGGCGCCCTGTTGCAATGAACCGACCGCCATTGTGTTGAGGATACGCGATTGCGGCGTTGGGTCGGCTCCCGCATAGGGCGGCAAAAGCGCGCACGTCCAGTTGGCCGAGACGATCTCCGCGGCACCGGCATCGCCCGTAAAATCGAAGGCGAGGAAGTCGACCTCGCCGGGCGCCAGGGAGGAGAACGGCTGCACATTCATTGCGTCAGTCCCCTCGCAAAAGCCGCACGCGGACCCCGGAGATTGGATAAATGGACGGTGCCGGCCGGGGTGTCTCGCGGCTGATTTCAATCGGACTACTTGTGTCTGCCCCTACTGACACAGATAGTACCCACGCGGTCGGATGACCCTGGTCATCGATCAGCCGCGCCGTGAATTCGAGCGGCAAGTTGCTGACACCGCCGGTATTGATCGATCCGGCAGACAGGTTTTCCAGCTGCGCTGCGATATCGGCGATCGCTCGCGCCAAGCTCTCGGTCGCTGCGGCCATATCCGCCCGCGCGGTGGTCAGCCATTCGAGATATCCCGAGGCATTGATAGTTACCGATCCGCCGGTCGTACCGGTATTCTCGATCGGTACCAAGGCATTATCAAGCCACCGTAGCGCGAATTCGAGGCGCGCCAGTGCATCGGCGACCACAACCAGAAGTCCGAGATTTTCGAGCGGTAGCAGCGCATCGCCGACCAGTCGACCGAGGTTCTCGAGCCGGGCAGAGGCATCGCCGAGCAATCCCGCCACCGATGTGACCGCCAGCATCGCATCGGCGGTCACCAATGTGCCCGCGAGGAAATACCGCGGCGACCGCGGCACCCCAAAGCGGTTTGATGGCGCGATCCACGGCATTTACGGACAGCTCGCCGACGGGCACTGCATTGCGCCGATATCGTATCGGCCCGACTGCGGCCTCGGCGTGCCGTAAATGTCGGGGCCGACCACATAGCCCGCCCCACCGGTAGCCGAGCTGCCGCCACCATAGATATTGGCGCTTGAATTGACGATCCGCAGATCCGGACCGGTTGACAGCAAAGGATTGACGAAGTTGCTCGCCGCCGTAAGGTTGGCGCAACTTGAGCTGTTCCCCGGTGGTGTGCAGGTTGAACCGACACCCGGCGGGTTGAAGTAGGTGGCGGTGGCACCCCCAGTGTTGAACGGCGATGGTGGCGTGCCTGTACCGCTGTCGGTCGTGCCGAGATCGGTGGCATTGTTCGAGGAACCTACGGTCCCGCAATCGGTCCCCGCATGTGCTGTACTACACGCCCACATGTGGGCAAAGCCCATTACGACAGTGTTGTTGACCGGGGCCTCAGTAGCACCGGCAACATTAGTCTTATCGATATATATCGCGATGCACGTCGGACACGCGCTCGCCCCCGGCCCGACGATCGTGTTATTGTAAAATGCCGTCGTCGCGTAGCTATCGGCGTAGGCGCAGCCACCTGTAGCCGTGCCGCGGTAGATGATCGCGTCGTCGTGCAAGACATTGTAGCTATCGATATAGACTGCGCAAAAACCGCCGCCCGCATCGATAATGTCGCCGGAAATCCTCAACGCCCCTCCTCGATAGGGTGCTGAGCAGCACTCAGTGAACGCGCCACCATTGACCGATTTGATCTGCAAGTTGGTGAAATAAGAATTGTAATCGCCGGCACTCGCCGGATCGTCGGTATTGCCTGTTGTTTGCGCGTTGTACCAGGTCACGCCGAGCGCCGGATTGACCGCGAGTGGCGTGCTTGCATGTGAAGCATTGTTCTGCCATGCGTCCCCCGGTGCGACCGAGTAAGGGATGACATTCGGCGCGGCAACGCCTAAACCGGAATTGAACGCCTCCACCCCATAGTTCTGGTACGCATAGACCGTCGCATCTCCGACTTGGCTTTGGTGCCACCACAACCGCATGGGGTTGCTCTCACCAGCGACGGCCACTTCATATTTCTGCTTGGCGACGCCGCCGTACCAGATGATCACATTGGTATCGTAGTTGCCCTGTCTCTCTTTCGGTCCAGCCGCACCGCCGTAGTGGATCTGATGCGGAAGGATGTTCACCTTTGATGAATAGACCAAGGAGGCGTATAGACCCCACCCGCACCCTCCAGTGTCCGCCGGGGGACCGCCGCTGCCCGAGTACGATGTGCATGGGCTTGGTGCCGACTGTGGTACTTGATAGGCATTACCATCGGTCCAGGTGACGATCTGGTAGGGGTAGTATTTTGTGCTGGCCTGCCACAGCTTGTCATCGGCCATCGCCCCCGTCATCGTCACGTAATCGACCGCCGTTAGGCAGGTCCAGGTGATACCATTGTCGGCCACCGTCGTCGCCCCAGCCCACCCTGCCGGCGTCGAGCCGGTAAAGCCGCCACCGGTGTTGGCTGGATTGGCGCAAGAGCCGAACCCGGCCGGCCTCGAGCTTCCCGACGTGTACGGGCCGCCAGTGGCATTGGCTGCCCATAGATAGAGCGCCGATCCCGAGGTATAGGTGCCGGGATTACCTCCCGTTACCAACGCGGGGCCTGCCACGACACGGCTCCCCGCCGCATAAGAAGTGCTCGCTTGCCAGCCAGGGGCGTTAGCGACGTTCATCGTCTGGCCGTTGCTTGGCAGTGCCGCCGTATTTGGCCCCGGTGTAGGCACACCCCCACCTGCGGCGTTCCATGCACTATAGCCGCTCGGCACCGTCCCAAGGAAGGACGAAGCGCCGAAATTGAACGTTAGGCTCGTCGTGAGCCCGCTTGAGGTCTGCGGGCCGGCGATCTGCATCGCCGGGAAATAACCCCACCCTGGGAGGAAGGTTTGCGCTCCCGTATTCCCGGTGACCGGCGTCCCTGACCCCGGCAGCGATGGATCATGAGCGCAGGACCCGTTCCACATAGGCGCAGTCGTACCGGCCCCGCCGCTGCCGTTGCACACCAGGTTCGCGACATCGGTCGTCACCCAAATCTGCGGGCTATCGGTGTTGAGGTTGAGGGCGACGCCCGCGGTCTTCCCGGCCGTCCACCCCGATGCCGTTCCAATCGCAGTGTTTTTCAAACCGAGCGCCGGCCCCCCTCCAGACCATGAAGTGGCATACCCGGTCTCATTGGCGTCGGCAGCGAAGAAATTGGGCGAAGAAGCATTGGGGTCCCAACCACCAGACCAAGGCTGTGCAGTGCCATTATTGGCAAACCCGAATGCGATTGGATAGGTAGTGTTATTCGTAACCAGGGTCACTTCGTAATACTGCAGCCCGCTGTACTTAGCTTTGCTCGCGCGACAAGGGTATCCAAAAAAGGCCGGCGTAGTTGACGGTCCAGTTACCGTGAGGCCACCGTTGGTGAGCGTCAGATTCGCGTTGCAGTCGCGCCCGGCCACGAACATGGTGGGTCCGCCGCTAGTGATGCCGGTGATCGTCTCTGCTTGAACGAAGGGCGAGCCGCCGATCCCCGCCAGGGTCGCGACGGTGCAGACGTGATAGGTCCCGGCAACTGCGCTCGAAGTCGCGCTTACCGTGTTCCCGGAGATCGAGAAGTAGCTTGAATGGGTGTCGCAGGTGGTGCCGGCATGGTCGGTGCCGGAGAATTGCAAAGACCACGTGCCGGAAAAAGCGGGCGACGCTGGCGTCAGTGTCGCCGATGCGTTGCCGATCGTGCCTGCGGTCCCAGCCGTGAACGCGCAGCTCGGATCGCACGAGAGCTGCGCCGACGCGAAAGCCTGTGCCGTGAGCGTGAATGGCTGGCCAAGCGGGCTGTTGGATATACCGGACTGGGTGGCGGCAACGCAAACCGCGTAAGTCCCGGACGCGAGCGCGCCGATGGTTTTGAGCGTGTTGCCTGATATCTGGAAGCTGCTATTGTTGGTCCCGTTTGACGGTGTGCAGTTCGTCGCTGATGTCGAGAGCGACCAGGAGCCGCTGAACGGCGGCGAGGCCGGACTCATCGTGGCACCCAGCGTGCCGACGACGCTCGCCGCTATCCCCGGAGCAAACGTGCTGTTGCTCAGTGATATGCTAGCGATCGTCTGTGTACCGACAGGCGCGATGTAGCCGCCGCCGCGCAATCGTACCCCTGCATCTGAGTGGCCGCTAATGAGCAGCCCAAAGCACAACGCGATGATGACTGATGCGCGTGACATTCAGGCTTCGGGTCCAGTGACGATGATGCCGTCTTCCCCTATCCGCCGCGTCGGAACTTGGTTGGCGCACGACGGGAGCCGACCATGCTGCACATGATAAGAGAAGAGCGCGTACTCGATCCCACAATGTTCGCACTTCTCGTGCCCGGTGGGCTGATAGCCTTCGGCTATGGGTTGATGAGTCACGGGGTCGGTCTTTGCGCCATCGGCGCACGGCCATCGATGGCCATTAGCTTCGTGCCAAGCCATTTTTCCTCAGAAGTGGTTCTGCATGTTCCAGCGAGCGTCGCTGCCGCAACAGCCGCTCTGCACATACCAGACTCCCGGCTCGCCTGGCGTGTTGGTCTCGCGGTAGTTGGTGTCGTTCCACAGCGCCGTCAGCCCCGGTGGAACGGTCAGGGCCGCGGCGCTCATCCACGCGTTCGCCCACCCGGAGAGGCTGTGCCAGATGCCGGCATAGCCGCCGACGCACCCGTACGAGATGCAGCCGATCGCTAGCTGGCTATTCGAGCGCATGAACGGGCCTGTGGTCCCGTTCACGGTTGAGGTCAGCGTAGTCGGGGTCGCGTAGGAGCCGCCCGACGATGGCGTGCAGGGCACCCCGACGCAGGTCTTCAGATTGAAGTCAAAGACCGTGCCGATACCAATGGATTCGCTGGCGATGCTTGCTGGAATGCAGACGTTCCATACCAATGGGTCCCCTGTGCCAGAGCAGATAGATTCACCTGCAGGCACTCCTGCACCGAGCACATAATTGCCGTTGGGATTGATGTTGGCCGTACTTCCGCCGCTCGTGCTGCTGATCGTCAGCGTCGTACCGGAGATGCTCGCCGTGCCCGACCAGTTCGTTGTCGGAGCGCCGGGGCCAGGATCCAGGATCGAATCGGAGATGACATAAATCGTATCCGTAGCCAGCCCCGGGCTGCCGTAGACCGAGCTGCCAAAATCGTTTGAACTCCAATAAAGAAAATCGCCGTTGGCGGGCGTCCAGGTTTGCCCACCAAATGATCCTGCGATCTGGAAATCTCGCTGCGTCGGACTAGGAGTCGCGGTCGAGACGCTGGATATAGGTGCTATGCCGGCGTGACCCGGACCAATATTCGACTCCGTGAAAATCGATTTGGCATAGCTCATCGATATGTGGTTCTCGTCCCCCCACACGATGCCTTGCGGACTGTTGTCGTCGAGGCAGCCCGGTCCGGCGCAGGGCGCGTAGGCGTAGAGATTGTAGTACCCGCCGCGATTGGTCGGGAAGTTGGCGGTCCAGGTAGCAAGGTTGTTGAGCGCGGCCTGAGCCGAGGCTCCCCCAGCGAGCCCATCGATCACGCCGCTGTAGACTGCATATGCCCAGGTCCACAGGTTTGGGCTTCCGTAGGCACCAGCCGTCCCGGGCGTGCCATTCCACTGCATGGGTTCCTTGTCGGCAGTGTAAAGCGCTCCGGAGCCGTTCGGGTTCGGTGGCTCCGGGAATACCGCGCTCGCATTGGCCGGCGCCATCATGTCGTTCCACAGCGCGACGTTGTCGTCGATCGTGTCGAGCACGTACTGAGCGTAGCTCGAGCCGTCGAAGGCGACGTTGCCCGGGTTGTTCAGGCCGCTCGGGTCGCTCGGCCGGATCAACGCTTCCCAGGCAATGTTGCGAAGCAGCCAGAATTCGCGCGCTCCTGGGTCCCGAAGTTGCGGACGCTGTAGTAGTTCTTGCCCGGTATCAGCGTGAACGGGAATCCAACGCCTGGGGATGGAGTGCTAGAGAAACACGGGCGAGGGCAACCCGGAGGGGCCTGCCAGATGCTCATTGTTGTCTCTATCGCCATCCGATCGAGGATGTCGAGCCGCCCCGTGCGCAGGTAGGCGTAGTAGGCCATGCTCGGCCAGTGAGCATTGTACTCGTCGAACCCAACCGGCCCGAGGTTTGGATTTGTCGGGGCCGTGTAGGGTGACGGAAAGTACCAGCCGTTGCCACCCATCATATTGCCGGCGGCGATGGTCGGCAGCGCGCCGCTCATCCCGGCATAGGTGCGCGTCGTGCCGGTCGGAGAAGTGCCGCCCCCCATATTGGCGGGAACTGTTGGGTAGGCGCTGATCACTGCATCTCCGGGGATGCCGTCCACCCCAAGCGCCGCAAACAACGCCTGTTTCCAGCCAAAGTGATAGTCGCCGCAATAGCCCTCTAATTCACTGTAGTCGGTAATAGGCGCGATGTAAGGCCCGTCACCAGCTGCCTGCAGATCATGAATAAAAAACGTCGTATAGGGGTTGTAGTCAGGCTCGTTGACGGCTGGCGCATAACCGAGCCCCCAATTCGCCTGGTTCATATTGCCGCCATTCGTGCTGCACTTCTGGGTGGGATCCCAAGGTGGGATTGTGCGGCTGTTGACCCAGTGACTGAAGTCGATCTGCCCCGACCGCAGCGGCAAGTCTGATGCGATCGAACCTGATCCCTTAAACGAGATGTACTCACCTTGGGCGCCGCCGATCGACACGCGCTCAAACGGCTGCAACGCCATGATCGGGGTTATCGTCCCGGAGCCGGCGCTGGTCGGGCCGATCAACGAGCCGGCGTTACCGATGCCGTTGGTGGATAGCGCGAACTGCACCGTACTCGGCAGGGCCGACTGGTTGCGCGCGTAGTAAAAGCCGGCGGTGATGCCGCCCGGCAGGCTGCCCCCTGAGATCAGCACCGGCATCGTATTGAACGTGTTCGGGCCCATCACGTTCATCGGCGGCGGGGCGGACAGGATCATCGGCGTAAAGCCGCTGACGCTCATCGAGACCGCTGCCGATGGCGAGCCGATGCACTGCGGGTTGTTGACCGTCCACCACGAACCATTGGCCCACGAGCCAGAGTTCGCGTTAGCGATCACGGTCCCGCTCGCGACTCCAGTTCCAGTGACGCTGTTGCCATAAGTGATGTTGCCGCCGCCGGTTGCTCCGTTGGGATTGCCGGAAGTCGTGGTGACGCCAAAGGTTGCGATGTTATGCAGCCCCGTGCAGGTAGCGCTGCCGTTGGCGTCGGTGATATATCCCGTTCCCGTCCACCAGGTGATCGGAGACGCGGCGAATGCGTAGCCCGACGGGGAAAACTGCCAGTTCGGCTGGGCCGCCGCGGTCCCGTTTTGGGTATAGGAGACGCCCAAGGTCGGGCTAGACGCGTTCGGCGGCGCGAGGTAGCGGAAGTCCTTGGTGCTGTTACCGGCGCCCCCGGCGATCGGGCCGTCGATATAGGGCATCCTGATGTCGGACCAAAAGCGGAAGCCGCCGAGGTTGCCGCTACCGTCGGTCAATATGTGGACGTAGAAGTCGGCGACCAGGAGTCCATGCGGCGCCGAGCCCTGGCTCGCCGACATGTTGAGCGTGAAGGCGTAGACATCGCCCGCCGCACCCTGGAGCCAGGGGCGGATCTGCATCAGATTGCCAGCAGTGATCGTGGTCGAGGAGACGGTCTGCGACTTGTTGACCGTCCAAGAAGTCCCAGAGCCCGACACGAGCAGCGTGCCTGGCGCGACGTTGGTGCCTTGCAGAGCCTGCCCTACAAAGAGCGGTGTCCCGGTGACGCTGCCGGAGACCGTCAATGTCAGGCCGGAGATTGACCCGGTGAAGGATGAGGCGGCGACGTTGGCTGTCGTCAGCCACGCACCCCAACTCGTGCCGGCGTCGAAGGGGCTGGCGGTCCCGCAGGAGCCCGACGAACACACCGGCGCCACCACACCGAGCGCCTGCGGATAGAGGTCGGTTGCGATGCTGCGCGTAGCGGCGGGATAAGAGCCCGTTTGAGCCGTAATGACACAAGTTTGCGACCCGCTCGCCGCCACCGAAAATGTCGGACGCAGAGCAAACGAGGCGAACTCCAGGCTACCATCAGGCCAATATCGCGCCGCGGTTTTCGGCGACATCGAGAAAGGTTGCACTGTGCCGCCGCAAGTGAAGACAGGCACCGATCCTGAAGGCACCTGCCCCGGGGCGAACGGCCAGCCGAATATCCGCGTCGGCACCCCTGCGGTCGTCGCGGCCGTCGTGCTGTCATTGACTAGCGTCAGTGTATCGTTTGAGCTGGTGATCGTCTCAGCTTGGCTGAGCGGCGAATTGCTGATTCCGCTTTGCGTCGCGACGATGTTGATATTGTAGGTGCAGGGCGGACTGGTGCACAGCGTGCCAACGGTTTTCAGCTGGCCGCCTGATATCGTGAAGCTCGACGCATCCGCACCGGTGAGCGATAGCGACCCCGAGAATGGCGGGCTCGCCGGGCTCATGTTGGTGCTGATCGTGCCGACGACCGTCCCCGAGGCCGACCCGGGCGCGAAGCTAGCGTTCGAGATCCCGATGCTGGCGATGGTCTGCGAAGCATTGCTACCGGTCAATGTCTCCGGCTGCGAAAATGGCGAATTAGAGATGCCAGACTGAGTCGCCACGACGTTGATGTTGTACGTACCTGCGGTGACCGAGCCGTTGGTCTCCAACTGGTTGCCGACAATCTGAAAACTCGATGCATTCGGACCGGTCAGCGACAATGATCCGGAGAAGGCTGGGCCCGGCGGAGACATCGTAACACTAATGGAGCCAATGACCGCCCCGGAGGAAGCTGGCGTCGAGAAGGTGTTGCCGCTCAGAGACACGCTTGCGATCGTCTGCGATGGACTATTGCCGGTGATCGAAACGGCGAAATACTGCGGAGAGTTAGATATGCCAGTTTCAGCCGCCTTGACGCACGCCGTGTAACTGCCGGCCGCCGTGCTGCCGCTGGTGTTTGTAATAACGCCGGTACTCGCGCCGATCGCAAAATCGGTCGTGTCGCCCCCACTGCACGGTCCTCCCGAGGCTACCAGCGAGAATATCCCACCTCCGGCAGAGAACGTCGGGAGGGCCGGGCTCATCGTAGCCGTCGCGGTGCCGATCGTCTGGCCGGAAGACCCCGTAGTGAAATTGCAGGCGGAGCCGCATGACATCGTTAGCGAGGCTATGGTCTGAGCAGGCGCGCTTGCGGTCGTGCCCCCGGCGCGCATCAGAAACGCCGAGGCCGGCACCGCCAGTGCTAGCAGCACTATAAGTGCTACACCTATGATTCGTTTCATCGAATTTTTTCTAGGTCTAATCTAATTCGCTAGCTGCAGAGTAAGCTCCATGCTTGTGCCGGGGTTATATTGCAGGGATGTGGTGGTTGCGTTCGCATACTCCATCCCCTGTACGAAGTTCGCTCCGAGTCCAATGAATGAATTATCTGACGTATCGGCGGTGTATATGGAGTTGGAATTAGCATTTCCCGCTAGCATAGCTACAGGCGGCCCTGCCACTGTGCTGTTGAAGATCGTTCCAACATATCCGATCGCGCTATTACCCGATGCAACACCAGCAAGAATTCTAGACACGATTCGTATATTTCCAAGCCCATCAATCCAATTAATGCGATTGTTTAGTCCAGCACCGGTTCCTTGTTTGTCAAACACTTCCCACGTATTTGCTGTCGTCACGGAAAATGCAGCGGTGTTATCTAGAGAAATTGATTCCGCCGGCTGCCGATTCCACGCATTATAGAGGCAGATACAGTTGTTCGCACCCCCATTGGTAGCAGCGGGAAGGAAGGTCATCTTGACCGTGCCGGCTCCCGCCAGCGTCCAGAAACTCCCCAAGTAGGTCGCTTGGTTCGCCGCAACCGAACCATAATCGGTGGTGTTGTTCCAGCAATGGGGGATGGCGTTCTTGTTGGTGGGATAGCTGCGCGTCGTAACGTCGAGCTGCGTGATGCCAAAGCCGCGGTTGTGCAGGCTGGCACCGCCACCGGTCACAGTGAACGTCACACCGCTGCCCGTGGCTGTCGCCGCGCTGGCGAGTACGATCGTGTTAGCGCCTGGTCCGATGCTGGCGATCGTGTCGCCGCTGGGGATCCCGGTTCCGGTAATTCCCATCCCCGGCTCCCACCCTGCCTGCGCTGGATTGACGCTGAGGCCGCTGATCGTGGCAGAAGTGTTGGTCGTGTTTCCAGTGGCAGTCGTCGTGGTGGTATCAGCCGACCAGCCGGCACCGGCCGACCCTGTCGCCCCGTTCGTCGCGTGACAGATGCGATTAGCACCCGAATGCACCCACCATTCGTCGTAAACTTCGTTTGAATTGGTGGCGCCGCTACCCGATGCGCTCAGCACGTCGCTGACCTCGTTCGACGGGATCGCGTCGATCGCGTCGGCCGAGCCGGTGTAATATGGTACCTGATTGTTGCCTGCGATGCTGTCGTAAAAGATCGTCGTGCCGGCCGCCACGTCGGCGGTCATGTACGGCGTGCCGGAGATCAGCGTCAGGTGGCCTTGCGGCGGGATGATCGTGGACGAGCCGCCGCCGGTAGCTGCGATCGTGCAAGTCTGAGACGAACAAGTAAAAGTAGCGTTCGCGCCGGCCTGTACCGTCACGGCCTGCGCCGAGCCAGCACCTGACCCAGCGCCATATCCGAGAAACTGGGCATTGTTGACGGTCGGCGGATAACCACCGCCGCCTTGCGCCTGCACGTTAGGGCCGGCCAGGTTCATCGCATAGGTGCCACCGCTGGCATTGGTGCTGAGCACCCGGCCGAGCACCTGGCTGGAAGTCGGATAGGTTGCCCCGGCGTCGTAGCAATCGCCACCGACAGTTGAGCTGATCTGCACATAATCGCCGGCCGTGGTAGCGCCATCAAAGATGCAACTCGCCTGTCCGGCGCGCGTGACCAGCGCGTTGCCGCTGGTCCCGGCGTTGGCCATGACGATGCCTTCGACGCCGGATGTGTCGGTCGTCGCCGCGATCACTGCTGTCGACGGGGCACCGGTGAGCTTGGCGAGCGCGTTGAGTGTCGTACCGGTCGTCGACGCGTTCGGCACCGAAACCGTCACCTGTGCGTGCACCGCAGCGGCAGCGATCAGGAAAATCAGGGGAACTAGAATCGCGCAGACGCGCGAGAACACATTCATATCGAACCGATCCCTTTCAGGACAAGAATATTGTTGCCAACCGCGTTGAACCGCGCGCCGGAGACGACGACAAACGGAGCTGAACTGCCCTGAGACGGCAGCAGCAATTTGAACCATGGCGCCTTAGCCTCAGCTGCGATCGCCCAGCAGGTCAAAAACAGCAGCGCTGCCGCCGCTATTCGAATAGACATGGATCCCGACCCCGGAATACTGCGTGTTAGTGTGAATATACCCGCCGGCCGAATGCATGATGGCGCCCACACCCGCGGCGAACGTCACCTGTTGCGATCCAGCCGCATCCTGCACCACAGCGATATCACAGCCGATCGGCAGGGAATTGGGCACCGTCGCCGTGGCCGCGGCGGTGAAGTGCACCGTCGTGTTGCAGTCAGTGAGCGCAAAAGTGTAGTTTGAGCCTTGGCTGGTCAGCGGGTTGAGGCCGGCGATCGCCGATCCGGCGGTCCCCACCGCCACGGCCCCGGCGCCGCTGGTCGCGGTCGGCGTCGAGATCGCGTAGAAGCCGGAACCAAAGACCTGCGACGTGCCTGCGGACGCGGTGCCGTTGGAGTTGCTGTTTATGCCGTCGGCCGCATTCGGCGTCAGCGTCCAAGTGTTGCTAAGCGCCAGAAGTAGATGTTGCCGTTCTGCGCCAAAGTCGTGACCTGTGGCAGCGTGATCGTGTTCGTCGCCGCGGTGATAATGAAGAGCGCCCCGTTCGCCCACTGCGATTGCGTGACCGTCGAGTTCGAGCTCGCCGTTGCCAAATTGATGACAGACGCCACTCCGATGCTGGCGACGCACAGGTAGTTCGTGCCATCCGAGGTCAGTGTCGCTGAGAAAGTCAGGGTGATCGACGTTCCGGTCGTCGCGCACGAGCCGTAGATGTTGCCGCTGGGCGTCGTCAGCGTGTACGGATGCGTGCCGTCAAAGGCGAAGTTCTGGAGAAACGTGCCGACGCCTCCCGGCGCAGGGAGCGTGTAGGTGACGCCGGAGGCGGTTGCCGTCAGCAAATACCCGCCATCATTAGACGAGGCGCAGGTGGAATTGACTGAGCAGCCCGACGTGATCGGTTTCGGCATCAGCTGGGGCGAAACCTTCTGGCCGCCAACAGCGAACTGCGTCCCCGGGTTGTAGGTTGTCGGGTTGCTGGTGAGCCCAGCCCCGAGGCCGATCGCGGCATGGTCCTGCGCGAAGGTCGATGGCACGCGGCCGGCGACAATCGAAAGGACGACACCGACAACGGCGGCCCAGCGAAAGACACGACGCATGGCCAAGCGCTCAGTTATAGGTCTCGGTGACATAGGTCGTCACCTGGTTGCCGGACGAATAGGACGCGAGCGCTACACCGGACTGGTTGTAACAGAGGATCGTGGTGAAGGTCGGAATATTGCCGTCGCTGAAGCTACCGCGCAGCGCGTGCCAGCGCGTGAAATAGGTCGTCACCGAGGCGCTGAGGGTCAGCTGGTCGAGCAACGCCATCGAGGCAAAAGCCGTGTCGTAAGCCAACAACGCCGTCAGTAAAGCCGATTGATCGGAGTTCGACGTCGGACTAATCCCACCCGGCCAGACGGGCGTTGTATTGTCTTCGGAAAATAGCAGGTAGCGTGTGAAGTTGGCACCGGCAATGGGGACGCTGGCAAAGGTGATTTTCCACGACGGAATGATCAGATCACCGAATGGTGCCGACATTTTGCTTGGCTGTACGACGCCGAGGCACTTCGCCTGGCCGTTCGCCAGGCCGGAGAAATTGTCGCCGGAGCCGCCATTAGCCGACGGCGAACCGGTAGCGGCTCTGTTCCATGGGTTCGACAAAGGCTATATCTCCATCAGAATTGAGGGCAAGGCGCGCGACGTCACGCTCACGACCTTCTGAGCGCTGTGGACATTACAACCCCGCCGGGTTGCGGCCATTCAGCCAGTCAAGACGATCTTGCGCGCGCTTTAAGGCGCGGCGCGCCTCTTCAAGGATGGCGCGGTCCGCTTGCCAATCCACGCCAACATCAGGACTTGCGGTAATGCGGTGCCGAATGAACGGCGGCGCTAGAACCGAGATCTCTCTTCCAGTCGGCGCTGTTTGAGGCTTCTCTACAATGGGTCGGAGCTGGCAGCTCATCCCCACCATACACAGCAGCGCGATGCCGATCATCGCCGGCGATACGCCGGCACGCCAACGGCTTAGTCGCATCATCTGCGACCGGTCCTCTCGATCGCTATCTGCAACCTAGCGATCGCAGTCGCCAGGTCGTCGGACGCGGCGCGCTCCTGATCCATCAGGGTCGAGAGGCGATCAAGCGTGCGCGAGTCGGCGAGATATTCGACTTCGAGCGTCGTCACTCGCCGGTCCATCGCGCTCAGCGCCTCGCGGTCGGTCTGCGCCACATTGTTGATCGCCGAGACGATGAAATAGGTCGCGGTCGCGACGATGCCGCCTGCCGTAATGGCGAGCGAGAGGAATTGCACCCAGCCGTCTGGCTTGACGCGGACGTGGAGACTCGTCGCGTCAGTCGGCGCAGCATCTTCATCGATCATGGGGCGTCTTATAAAAAGTTACGCTTCGATTGGAAACACGGACAAGAGGACGATATTGGGTGTTAGATACAGCGTGCGTTCGGCGTTGCGGCGTTCGAGAAGCCCAGCGACGGTCACGAGCCGCCCGTCGACTTGCGCCTTGTCCCAGAGTAAAAAAGCCCTGGCCGCGTCGGCGTAATCCCGCTCATTGTGATAGCGTCGCACTGACGAGCCAAGAAAACCTGCCGCGCCAATATTAAACGTGAAGCTAACCATAGCGGCGAATTGGCTGTCCGTGGTCATAGTCGGATCGGTGCGTGCCGAGACCGCGGACTCGACTGGCGCCAAATCCTGGGCCAATAGGTAATCCGCCTCGGTCGCCGTTATCGTGTCGCCTTTATAGACGCCGCCGGTATGGCCCCAACCGATCGTCCAGACGCCGGCGACGTCGCGATAGGCGACGAGCGCGGGGCCGCCGTTAGGCCCCTGCTCGTATTGCTTGATCAGCCCCAATCCGGCAGCGCTGATGATGCGCCTCACGGCGCTTCGTCTCCGTGATCGTCCGGCGTCGGTTTGTTTGGAGGTGATCCGAACGGCTGAAACGGATCGAAATGTAATTCACCGCCGATATTCGCCGCCGAAACGACGGTGTCGGATCTTGTCAGCTCCTCTGGCGGTCGAGGGCTCATCACCAGCTGCCTCCTGCGGACCGACGCGGAGATCGCCGCCGACAGGTAAGCCACCTCTTCGTTGAGACGGGCCACTTGCGATCTCGTTCCCGCAAAATCGGCGAGCAACTTTCCGAGCTATTCGCCGGTAACCCTAATCAATTCACCATGCACCCGGTCGCTGGCATAGAGATCGTCAGCGCCACGGCAATCTGGGTCATCGGTCCCAGCCAGTTCTGCACAAACGAATGGCCCTGCGAATCGCGCTGAAACGGCATTGTCACCGCCCCCTACGACGATTCGCAGCCCGTATGGGCCAAAGTTATATTCCTTGGCCTCGCCCCTCTCGGCGCGCATCATGCACGTGCCAGTTTCGACCGAGGCCGAGAGGATCAGCCCTGGTACATCCTGATGCGTATCGAGGCGCACCACCTTGTAGCGGCGGCGATCGCTTTCGGGATCGATAGCGGTCAGTTTCTGAGGCAGCATCAGCCTCGCTCCAGTTCTGGTTGTTTGACGGGCTCGCGGATCGGTTCTTTCAGAGACACTACAATACGCCGTCGCACGGCGCGCAACCGCTACTAGGTCGTCGTTCCTTGCGTGCGCAGATCAGCCGAGCCTTTGTAGGCGGCGGTTCCGGCCGGCAGGGTCAAGCGCATCCAGCAACCCTGAGCGCCTGCGCTATTCGGCGCATTGCCGCTAGGTAGACTGCCGCCACGCACGTTGATGAAGGCCGGCTGCGTGGTGAATGAACTTACACCAGTTGGTAAGAAACCGGACGTTTGCTGGCGGGCGCTCGCCGTGTTGGTATCATTGAGTACGGTGCATAAGCCGAGATCGAGCAATCCTCCGGCCGGCAAGGTCGGTGTTTCACTGACAATCTCGATCTGCGCGCCAGTCAGGGCCGTCGTAGAATTGTTATTGACGACAAAAACCTTTTCGAAGAAATATCGCGCCGAGCCAGTCGGCACGTCTGCGGCCGAGGTCCAGAAACAGCGCGTGACCGCCGTCACCGGCGTTGGCGTACCACCGCCCGCGCTGCTCGTTACATCGAATAGTATGCCCTGGACGATCTTGTATGTGGTGGTGTTATCCGGGACCGTACCCCAATCGCGATTGACCGCGACAACATCGGTGCCGTATCCAGAGCTCGCAATGATCATGCGCAATTGGTTTGGGCCTGTGCCGCCGCGGGTCCAGATCATCTGGCCCGCCGAGACGGTGGCGCCATCACCGGAAGCCAATTTAAACAGCGGCGGGGTGGTGCCCGAGGTATTGGCGGAGCCGGCCTGTGCGGTGTGGTAGCTCGTATCGGTCGTTACCGTGGCTGCCGGTAGCACACAGCCGTGCGCCATCGCCGCCACGTCGCCGACTGCCGCGGTACCGCCGGGATTGGCAAGTCCGGCGATAGCACCCCCGGTGATCACCGCCGCCCCAATGCGCTCAAAGCTCTGTGTACCGGTGACAACCGTTTGGCCATTCAGCGTGATCGCCGCCGGGGTCTGAATGACGCCGGTCGGATCGCGGCCGGTGATTTGGCCCTTGGTCGCCGTGTCAGAGGCCGAGGTCGAGACCCAGTCGACCGTCCCGGCCGGGGTGACGTCATAGAAGGCAACGCGCTTGGTGAAATCGACGGCACCGCCGACGGTCACCGCATCAGCTTCCGGCATATTCGCCGAACCATAGGCCACGATATTGTTTGGGGTGACGCTCATGAGGCTTCCTCAGTCATGAAAATGGCGCCTCACGGCGCCTGGGTGAACAAGGTGAAGTGAGATCCTTTTATGGGATCAGAGATGAAAGGGGTCCAAATGTGCCGTTGCAGGAGCCAGCGGCTGCCATCGCAATGATGCGATTGTCCTCAATCGCCGACGCTATACCTGTCGGTGTTCCGGGTTGAGCCACGACAGGCTGCAGCGACTCCCAGCACCATTCTCCAGGCTTATCACCAGCGGCTTTGGCCTTAGCGATTGCTGCGTCGAGATCAGCCTCGCTTATCGATCTGACTTGATCTAGCATCGTTGAACATCCGGCGAGACCGATCGCCAGGACGAGACAAAGATATCACCACAAGATGCCACGACTCCTTTTGGCTAATAACTGCTGAGCGCCGAACGCTTGAACACATTGGGCGCGGTGCAGACATAGATGTAATTGCTGTCAAACTGCAGCTGTCCCGTGTTGCAGGGACCGGTGTCGGCCGGTGTTCCGGACGGGATCAATCCACCGATCGAATTGATCGTCTGCGGGGTCGAGGCCAGGATCCGATAATTCGAGCCGTCCCATTTGAGTTGGACAAACTCGTAATTTGCATTAGGTGAGCCGCCGCCCATAACAAAGCTCGACACCGAAATGCCGCCGCGCGCTGGCAGCAGGATCTTTTCGCCAGCACTGCCGGCAACGGAGATCGTGATCCCGAGGTTGTTGTCGGTCATGAAGCCCATCGTCCAGCCCGGATAGAGGGTCGCGGGGTTGGGCAGGCTGACGCCGAGGCCGGGGCTCGCGTTATAGGACGACAGCACATTGCCGCCGTCCGAGACCTGGGCGTTGTAGGTCGAGACATTGGGAAAGGTGAAGCGGTTCAGCGAGAAATTGGCGCCGGTCATGCCGATGTTGCCCGCACTCTGCGGGGTGATCGTCGTCACCCGGAAATTCGAGCCGTCAAAGCGAAGGCCGGCAAATTCGTAGTTGTAGGGTGCGAGCGTCAAGCTGGTCGTGGTCGTGCCCGAGCCGGGGAACAAGATGCGCGCACCGTCGCCGGGCGTGATCTGCAGGGACGTGGTCTTGTTGCTGTCCGACGCCAGCCCGATCGTCCAACCCATCGGCAAGCTCCTGCCCGTCGTCGCCGGCAGGGTCAGCGTGAAGTAGCTCAGCGGCGAATTGTAGGACGAGAGCACATTGCCGTTATCGGCGATCACCGCCGCGTAGGCGCCGACCGCGGGGAAACTCCAATGCGAAAACCCCGCTGAGCCGATCGCGCCGATCGCCTGCCAGGTCGCTGGCGTCGCGTCGATGACCCGGAAATTGCCGGTACCGCCATTGCCGGCCGCGTCATACTGCAGGACGACGAACTCGTAGGCGCCCTGGCTGGTGTTGGCAAGCGCAAGGCTGGTCTGGCTCGCCCCGGAGCCGGGCCAGATGATATGCCCATCGGTGACGTTGATCGTGACCGGTTTGCTGTTGTCGGTCGCAAACCCCATCGCCCAGCCGGTCGGAATCGTGCTCCGCGCCGGCAGGGTCACGGTGAGGCCCGAGGCGGTGTTGTAGGAGCTCAGCGTGTTGCCGTTGTCGGCCTGGGTCGCGGTGTAGCCCGAGGTCGACGGGTAGAGCCAGTTCGACGGCCAGGGCGGGGCCTGAAAACCGCCCAGGAGTGCCGTGTTGCGGGTCATGTTGGTGACTCGCCAGTTGGTGCCGTCGCTCTCGACCCGGACATACTCGTAATTGCCCGCGCCCAGCGTGATCGATGGAACGTTTTTGGCCCCGGTGACGATGGGCGCGCCGTTGCCGTTGATATCATGCCCTTGCCGTTGTCGGTCGATACCGCCATCGACCAACCCGCGTTGACGGTCGAAATCACCGGCGTCGTTACCGTCATCGACGTGCCGGGCGCGTTGTAGCTCGATACCGCAATCCCATCGTCGACGGCCGCCGCCTTATAGGTTGCCGCCGTCGGGAAAAGCCACTTTGCTCGGCTCCCCATGCCGACGACGGAAATCCCGACCGATTGCGGCCCATAGCTGGTCACCGACCCGGCATATTGCGGGTTGATTAGGACGTTGTTGTCGGAAGCCGTGGCGTTGACCGCCACCGGGCAGTTCATGTAGGGCGAGACAAAGGTATTGTCGCCGTGGTGGTTGGCGGTGATCTGGATGCAGATCGGCGCGACCTCGAGGTCGAGCGCGTAAAAAATGTTCGAAAAATTGTAGCCGTTCTCGAGGACGATGGCCTGGCCACCGGCGGCTGCCGCCGACCCCGCCCCGGCGATCTTCGAGAATTGCATCTGTTCGAGGGCGATGCCGCCCGCTCCGCCCGAGCTGTCGCAGACGACGTAGACCACCGCGTCATAGGTGGCGTTGAACTGGCACGCGCCGGCCCCCTGGGCCGTGCTGGCGTTGGTGACGACCAGGTGATTGATCGCGAAGGAGTTGTGCTGGTCGGTAAAGTCGACCTTGCCCATCGCGAACGGATAGGAGGCAAGGCCCACCTGGGCGCTGTTGTTGGCGCCCCCGGTCGGCAGAGCGTTCGCGATGGTGATCGTGCCGGTGCCAATCGCGGTAATTGGGGTCGCCCAATTGCCGCCGGCGGCAAGCGCTACCAGCACCGTCTGGCCGACATAAAGGTAGGCGGTCGAGGCGACCGGCAATACGGTCTGCCCGGCCGGCTCCGCGGAGGTCAGGGTCGTATAGTTAACCTCGGCTGAGTTGCCCCTGATAAACAGCGTGCCTTCCTGGTGAAAGAAAAAGCACGTCGCGGGGCTCGAAAGGGTGCCGCCGCTGCAGATCACCTGCAGGACCGGCCCCGCGGTGATCGAGAGGCCATCGAGGGTGGCGCCGTTGCTGATTAGCCGAAAACCGGTGCCCGATTGGCCGGCATAATCGATCGTGACCTTTGAGCTGACCTTGAACTTGCCGCCCGGAAAGTGCACCGGTACGTTGTTGGTGACCGCATCGTTGATCGCGGTCTGAATAGCGGTCGTCGAGTCCGCGGTATCGGTCGGATCGGCGCCGTAGCACAGGACATCGATCCACGGTCGGCCGCTGCAGGACAGCATCGCAGCGCCAGCCGCGGTCGGGTAGCTCGACGGCTGCAAAATCGCATGTGCCGGTCGGCCGACGAAGAGAGCAAGGGCGATCGCCAGCAGCGCGCCGATGATGTGCTTCGGCGGGATCATCGGTTCTCCGTTGGAGTCTGCGCGTCCTGGCGGGTAGTCGCCGGGGCTTCGGCCGGGCTTGCCGCATCCGTTCGAGAGGAGGCTTGCTCCTCGAGTCCCGGCGCGGTGTCGCGGCCTTGCTGGGCGCGGCTTTCGGTCGGCAGGCTTGCGTCGCCAATACGGCGCGCGATGGTCTCGATCGCCGTGCGCGCATCGGCCAAGACAACGGTGCGCTGTTGCTCGATCGGGATGATGCTGTCGCTGCGGTTCGTACCGGCGCCAACCTCCATCCGCATAACGGCGTCTGCCTGCACCGCCCGCGGAAAAACGCCGGGGATGACCGACGAGGCGTGTGGGGTGTAGGCATAGACGTCGCAACTCGCGAGCGGCTGGAGCCCGCCTTGCGTCGTATTGAAGCTCTGATATTTGAAGTAGATGGTTTGCCCGACAAACTGCGCCGGCAGGACATCGGTAAAGACCGGGCCAAAGACCGCAAGGAATTGCGATCCGGCCGGCAAGTCGATAGCATTGGTGCCGTATAGCGCCCGGTTGAGGCCGGTCAGCACATACTGGTTGGGCCCGGCCAAGGTAGCGATCGAATAGCTGATGAACTCGATCAGCCCCCCGGCGTCATCACCGCGCACAGGCTCACGCCATTGGCCGCAGCTTGCAGAGAGAAATTGCCGAGCATGCCGTTGCACTCGGCCAAGTTGATCGAAAGGCTCGTGCCAGAGGGCGGGCAATCGGCCGTCGTGTAGCCCATCTCGGATGGACCGCCGAGGAAGTTCCCCAATTGAGTGAAGGTCGAGCCGTCGAGCGAGGCATAGACCCATGCGCCCGCCCAATTGGCGCTGTAGACGCCGTCGGGGCCAGCCGAGAGGCCGATCACGATGTAGGGTGAGGTCTGCCCCTGTGCCGCCAGCGACTGCGCGGTCGGCTCGAATATGAAGGGCGTGTTGACCGCCGGCGCTGGGGTGCCGTAGTTCGGCGTCGAGGCGGTCGAGGAGCCGCCCTGCTTGCTGTAGGGTGTGGCGGTCGAAGCGCCTATCCCCAGGCTCGACAACCCGCCAAAGCTCGGCAGCGGTGTGATCGGGGGATATATGACCGGGCCCGGGGCCCCAAACCAATCCTCGGCCGTGACCGTCAACGTGCCTTCATCATCCTCCTCGATCGAAGTGATGCGGACTGCGAGGGATTGCGCGCCGAGGTGATGATCGGTGATCTGCACTAGGTCCATCGGCTCGAGCAGGATGTATTTCCACCCGAGCCGGAAGGTGTAGGTGTTTCGGTAGAAGATCTGCCGCTGCAGCCGCAGCTGGGCGACCGTCGTCGCGACATAATAGGGATCGACGATTGCGCGCGCCTTGATACTGGTATCGCGGCGCACGCCGTAGAGATCGATCGAGCCCTGATCGAAAGCTTCGGTGATGCTCGTATTGTACGATGTGCCGCGGTCGGTCGTCTCGAGCTGCACGAAATTGAGCGCATCGGCCGCCGGCGAGCGAACAATGTGCACCGGGTCATCGGTAAAGCCGCCGGTGATCGAGCCCGCGCCGAGCCGCAATGCGGCGCCGCCGGGGCTGACGCCGAGATGAGCGCTAACCGATGAGGTTTGGACGATAAAATCATCGTCGCCGAGCGAGTAAATCGGCGTCGTGTTCGGCGTCCAGCTGTAGGGCGCGCTCGGTGAACCGATGACCAGGGTCTCGGCCCCCGAACTGCTCGCCGAGATCGAGATGGGCGCCCCGGTGGTGATGATCACAAGCCCATTCAAAGTGACCGAGGCGAAGATACCAGCCGCCGCGAGGGTGCCGTTTCCGGGCGAGGTCACCGTTCCGTCGCCCGTGATCAGCTGCGCGATCGAGGCCCCGGCCGCCTCGTAGCTGACGATATCGTTGGCCGAGAGGTAATGGCTTACGGTCACCGGCGAGCCCGGAAACGCGCCGGAGAACGTCATCGAGATCTGATCGCCGAGCCCTAACGTCCCGGCAAACGAAGCGGGCGTGTAGACCGCAAATCGCGGCTGATCACCGTAGGGGATGATCTTCAAAAGGCCGCCTGACCAGACGATTGCGCTGTTGGTGACCGTGGCGATTTCGTCGAGCAGTTGCAGGCAGGGTTGCTGCGAGTCGTAGACCGGCGCCAGCATCAGCCCGACCGCGTTGCAATAATTGGCGTAGTCGGCGAGCGTGTTTGTCGTGTCCAGGTTCGCGGCCGGGAAGTCGGCGCCATAGCGCGAGTTGGTTAAGAGATCAGTGAGGATGCTGGCCGGATTTGCATCGCAGCCGTTAGGCGCGGTACCATATTCGAGACCATAGACCTCGACGTTGAGATTCGGCAGGGCCGAGCTTTGGCCGAGCTGATATTGCTCGACCGAGAACCATGCCGTCCCGGAATAGCCGAGCTGATTAGGCGGATACCAGTTCGAGTCTGCGGCTTGGCCGTCGCTGCCGAGGCCGTAATCCATTGTCGCGGTAGTGCCTGCGGTCAGCCCGCCGAGCAACGTCGTGATCGTCTTGTTGAACCAGACGAGCCCCCAATTCTGGATCGACCCTTGACAGACACCAGCGATGAAATCGACCTGGTAATTAGTGCCGCTACCGCTGCTCCCACCCTTGCCCCCGCCACCGCCGGCGATGCCGCCCTTACCGCCCTTGCCGCTCTTGCTCGAGCTCATCGTGAAGTTCTGGTAGTCGACCAGGTTGATCGCGAGGCGATTGCAGCCGTAGACGAGCGGGATCGTCGAGCCCTTTTGGCTCGTCTGGTAGCGCAGCGAGGCGACGATGTTTTTTTTCTTGGCCTCCGGTCCGAGACCGAGGATGCCGGTCATTTAAGAAACGGCGAGAAAAACCGAACCGAACGGTCGGAAAGGTTCGGCTTCGAGGCGTCCCCTCGCACGACACCGAGGCCGTTCCAGGCATGAATGACACGCGGCCATTCGACCACGATGGCGCCATGCGCAAAGCATCGCCCGAACCTGAACAGAGCCGAATCACCAGGCCGCGGCGCATCGACTTCGCGCGCATAGGCGAGCAATCCCTCCATGTAGCGTTCGGCCGAACGATGCAAATGCCAGTCCGGCGAGTAGAACGGGATCTCGATTGCCGGCACGACCCCAGCCTCGTGATACACCGCGGCGAGCAAAGTCAGGCAATCGCAGCCGACGCCCTTTAGCCGACCCATGTGGTGATATGGCGTGCCAATCCACGACTCGGCTGCGCTAATGACCGCCGCCCTTCGAAAGTCGATCATCCCATCAGCGTAGTCTGAAGCAACGGTTTCAGCGCTGGGCCCGCGCGCAGGCTCCGGTCCGAAATACGGTGTCATGCGGCCGTCCCAGTTGCCTACCGAACGAGAAAGCGTTGGCCTGAAAAAAGATATTGCACAAAATGTTGGGTCCTGGGCGGAGAGCCACCGAATCCAGCTCCGTGATCCGGCACATCGTCCGATCGAGCGAATAAATACAACCCGGAACGAGGTTCATGCGGTCACGGAGCGCGCGGGTGTGCGGCTGCAGCACGATGCCGGCATCGACGGGTAAAGCCAATCGTCCCAGGACAGATGCTTTAGGTCGTAATCGATGACGTTTGATTTCGCAAATTCGGCAACGTCAGCGCAGAAAGGCTCGGCCGTCGAGCATTCGACAAGCCGACATTCGCACAGGTGCGGCGATCACGCGGCGTCTTCACCACAACCCATCGTTCAAACTGCGGCTCGTTGCACATGCGCCAGGGAAATCTGTGTAGTCTACCCACACTGGGAGCGCCTGGGACCTCATACGGCGTTCTCGGGCGCAAGAATGTAGGGGAACCCGCCAAAGTGGAGCTGGTTTGAAAAGACGTTGGTGCAGGTTGCAAGGCTATGGTCGCAGCCCGGCAACAGTTGGAATTGGTCGCCAACAGCCGGGGTCGACAGGAACGCTAATTTGACCATCACCGATTGCCCCGAGACAAACCCGGTGATTGTGCGCGTCTGCCCGGCATTGATGCCGCTGACCCCGATGATGGTTCCCTGTAGGTAGGGCGTCGACGTCGTTGGCGGTCCCTGGATGATCGTCGCTGTCGAGCCCGATGCGGCATTGAAGGTCGCTGACAGGCTCGCCCGATTGAACCGACCATGCCCTGACCGAGCGCTGTGCCGACAGCCAACAAAATTGCCATCCCCGGGAATAGCCCGTAAGCGATACGTCCGGCCATCATTTCCTCCCATCAACCATTCCTTGAGAATACTTGAAGCCGGGCTGCTGCGTGCAGGTTCCCTTCCTCGCAGTATGGCGACAATTCATCTGTCACTGAGGCTCAGAAGAATCCTGCCGCCCTTGACAGCGTGCGCGACTGCCTCTTTCACCCGATCTACGGGATAGGTCGCGGCAATCGGCTGGCGAATACCGCAAGGCCCGATCATCTTGACCAGCTCGCGTAGTATTGGCGCGATTTTAGGGAGAATGTGCGGGTGGCCTTCGAAGAAGCCCTCGACGGTTAGCTGGTTCC